TCTGAATGAACCAGACGATTTCCTCAAGGTTAGAGAAACCTTGTCTCGTATTGGAGTTGCTTCTCGCAAAGATAAAACACTCTTTCAGTCTTGCCATATCTTGCATAAGCAAGGTAAATATTACATTGTACATTTCAAAGAATTATTTGCATTAGACGGCAAGGATACAAACTTGTCTGAAAATGATATTGCAAGAAGGAATACAATCACTAATCTTTTAACAGATTGGGGATTGGTAGATGTTGTGGGAACATCAAAAGTCGAGGCAGCACCCCTGTCTCAAATCAAAGTAATCAGTTTCAAGGAAAAGAACGATTGGAAACTTGAAACAAAATATAACATTGGAAAAAAGAAAGAAAGTGAATAATTATGAAACCAGGCGATTACATTATGGAGGCTGCAAGGAAGCAGGCCGAAGGAGAAGTTGCAGTACATATTGCAAATATTAAAGTATACCAAACAATGCCCGCTGGTATCGGCGAGCATTCTGACGTAACAGAAGCAGTTATTGAAGAGTTGAATAAACTTGCAGCTGCAGATGACAGACTTGAAATGATTAATAAGTACTTCAAAGAAGAACAAAAGAATCTTTTCTCTTGACAATCACACAATAAGGTGATATAACTATATTATGCGTTTTTATACTAATGTTGTCCAATGGGGCAATCAAATCCTCGTAAGAGAATACAAGAATGGTGAGAGACTTAATCACAAGGTTAAGTACTCACCAACTTTGTATGTTCCTGTCCAGAAAGAAACTGGATGGAAAACCCTTGACGGTAAGAATGTCATGCCATACAAACATGACACAATCAAGGGTGCAAAAGAATTCATCAAACAATACGAAAACCAATCCCATCTAGTTTTTGGATTGGATAGATTTGCATACACATATCTTGCTGACACATATCCTCATACAGTAGATTGGGATAGTGACAAGATTCTTGTGGTTACAATCGACATCGAAACACAGTGTGAAAATGGTTTCCCAGACCCAGAGAAAGCAGAAGAAGAAATGCTTTCTATCACTATCAAAAATCAGACAACCAAAAAGATTGTTGTTTGGGGTATTGGTGATTACAAAAATGACAGAGAAGATGTAACATACATCAACTGTTCCAATGAGAATGAACTACTTGCACAGTTCATGAACTTCTGGGTTAAACACTATCCAGATGTAATCACTGGATGGAACACAGAGTTTTTTGATATGCCATTTCTTATCAATCGTGTTACCAAGGTTCTTGGTGAAGACCGAGCGAAAGAGTTTTCTCCTTGGGGTATTGTTAATGCACGTTCTGTTTACAACCACGGTAGACAACAACAGACATATGATATTGGTGGTGTTGCAAACCTTGACTATCTTGCACTATATCACAAGTTTACATATTCCAGACAAGAATCATACCGTCTTGACCATATTGCTTTTGTAGAGTTGGGTGAGAAGAAGAATGAAAACCCATATGATACTTTCAAAGATTGGTATACAAAAGACTATCAATCATTCATTGACTATAACATTGTTGACGTTGAACTAGTTGACAAACTAGAAGACAAGTTGGGAATGTTGCAGTTGTTGTTTACTATGGCATATGAGGCAAAGGTCAACTACGAAGATATTTTCGGTACAGTTAAGTATTGGGATGTTATGATTCACAACTATCTCAAGAACAAGAAAGTAGTTGTGCCACAAAAAACATTCTCATCAAAGTCAGACAAGTATGAAGGTGCATACGTCAAAGACCCACAGGTTGGTCAACACAAATGGGTTATGTCGTTTGACTTGAACTCACTGTATCCACACTTGATTATGCAATACAATATGTCACCAGAGACACTTATTACTGGCAACTACATGAAACTTGATGTAGATACGATGTTGAAAGAAACACCAATTGATATTCCAGACAGGTGTACTATTACACCAAATGGTGCATTGTATCGAACTGATAAGAAGGGTTTCCTTTCAGAGATGATGCAAGATATCTATGATGACCGTACTGTCTACAAGAAAAAGATGTTACAGGCAAAACAAGATTATGTTGACACCAAAGACCCCAAGTATCAAAAGTACATAAGTCGTTATCATAACATTCAGATGGCAAGAAAGATTTCACTGAACTCTGCTTATGGTGCGATTGGTAATCAGTACTTCAGATATTATGACCTTGCGATTGCAGAAGGTATTACAACTGCTGGTCAGTTATCTATTCGTTGGATTGAAAAGAAGGTAAATCAGTATCTAAACAAACTGCTAAATACTAATGAAGATTATGTAATTGCATCTGATACAGATTCTATTTACGTTACATTCGATGCACTTGTTGATAAAGTAAAACCAAATGACGTTGTTGGTTTCCTTGACACGATTGCAAAGGAAAAGATTGAACCGTTTATTGACAAGTCATACAAAGAACTTGCAGACTATGTTCAAGCATATGACCAAAAGATGCAGATGAAACGAGAAGTGATTGCAGACAAAGGTATCTGGACGGCAAAGAAAAGATACATTCTGAATGCATGGGATGTTGAGGGTGTTCGATATCAAGAACCACAACTCAAGATTATGGGTATTGAGGCAGTCAAGTCATCTACGCCTGCACCTTGTCGTGAGAAGATTAAACAGGCATTGAAGATTATCATGTCTGGTACGGAGAAAGAACTGAATACATTTATTCAAGATTTTCGTAAAGAGTTTATCAATATGCCAATCGAACAGATTGCGTTTCCTCGTTCTGTGAATGGTATCAAGAAGTTTGGTTCTTCTCATTCTATCAGTCAGAAGGGAACACCAATGCATACAAAAGGTGCATTACTGTATAATCATCTTGTCAAGAAAAACAAACTTGGTAATCGTTATCCTTTGATACAGGAAGGTGACAAGATAAAATTTATTCAGTTACGGCAACCAAACCCATTTGGACAAAACGTAATATCGTTTATTACCAATGTACCAAAAGAACTTGACATTCACAAGTATATCGACTATGATATACAGTATGAGAAAAGTTTCATTGAACCGTTGATTTTTATCACTGACAAGATTGGTATTCATATTGACCGTTCCTATGGAACACAAACTACACTTGAGGATTTTTTTGGATGATACTAGAACGAAATGATGCAATCCATGCTGCAACAAAGTTGATGACTTACTTCAAAGACTTTGAACGCATTGATGATTACTTTCGTGCTAGAAAGATTGAACGTGTAAAAGATATTCCTACACCACTTCCTGGCTTTGGTCTGGAAGATGATATGTTTCAAAAGTATGATATGCACCCAGAAGATATGAACTTCAAGGTTGTGCAGATGCAAGCAAATACTTTCAATGCAATGTTAGAAAAGGTTGCATCATTTAGTCCAGATGAAAATCCAGGCAAGACATTGAAACTAGTTGTTATGGAAACAACCACTGATACGGTGGTTGGGTTTATTCGTTTTGGGTCACCACTAATCAACTCAAAACCTCGTAACGATTATTTGGGTGGTGTGCCTGACCTAGACATATTCAACAAACGTGCAATCATGGGTTTTAATATTGTACCTGTACAACCATTCGGATATAACTATCTTGGTGGTAAATTGCTTGCAGCATTGTGTTGTTCTCATGCAAGTCGTAGAATGCTTGATGAAAAGTATGACACTGAGTTTTGTTTATTTGAGACAACATCACTATATGGTAATATCAAGGGTGCGTCTATGTATGATGGTATGCGTCCATTCCTAAGATACAAGGGTGATACACAATCTAAGTTTCTATTGACACTTGGAGAAGAAATTTATTTTGAGATGCGTGATTGGTTTACAGAAAGAAATGGTGGTGAAGATTTGATTCATGCTGGTGCATCATCTCGTAAACTAAAGATGCAAACTAAGATGGTGGGTATTATCAAGGCAAGTCTCAAAGAACATGATACAAAAGCATATGAGTTGTTCTCAAAAGAAATTGCAAGAGCAGGAGATGTCACAACGCAGAAAAGATTTTACATGGGAGAGTATGGTTATGCAAATGCAAAAGATGTACTTCTTGGTAAGACAGATAAATTAATTAAGGCAGAAAACTATGACCGTTTTGAATTAGAAAACGTAATTGCGTGGTGGAAAAAGAATGCTACTAAACGATATAACAAGATGATTGCAGAAGGTAAGGTTCGTACAGAACTAGAAGTCTGGAATCAACACACAATGAACAAGATTGATATAATACGATGATTGGATTTACTTGTGGTGCATTTGACCTATTACACGCTGGTCATATAGTTATGTTAGAAGAGGCAAGGTCTAACTGTGACTATCTTATTGTTGGGTTACAGACAGACCCTACGATTGATAGGAATGAAAAAAACAAACCTATTCAATCTGTGTATGAACGATATGTACAACTTAATGCTGTAGAATATGTTGATGAAATTATTCCATATGATACAGAACAAAGTCTACTAGATTTATTACAATCGCAAAATATTGATATACGGTTTGTTGGAGAAGAATACAGAGAAAGTAAACTTACTGGTCGTGATTTAATTGAACTACATTACACAAGCAGAAGACATTCTTTTTCATCGTCAAGTTTAAGAGAAAGGGTGAGGGGATGAATGTTACAATTGCAAGATTACGGTCTAACGTAAAATACAATGGCCCACTAGAAACAGTATTGGATAGTTTCTTTGAGAACTATGTAAAGTGGATGAGAGCAAATCCACAAAACAAATACGACACATACAATGTATCATTCAATCAGAGTAGACCAGTGCGAACACCAGAGACTATTGATTGGGCAGATGTAATTGTTATACCATCTGATTCAGAATTTAGATATCATGGTGAGTTGCAAATGAATCCAAAAGACCTTGCAAAGTCTGAAAGTCATATTGAAAAGATTGCACCATTCTTTGAGGGTAAAACAGTTGTGATGTTCAGAAGTGACAGAGGAGATACAGAAGAATTGTATCGTAGTTTCTTGCCTGGCATTAAACACTTTGTTACTATTGATGAAGTTGATTTCAGTGGTAACATCCACGGTATGAAGTATCACTTTATTCAGACATTAAAGAACCCACTTGCTGAAATGATTGGTACAGAAAAAACAATCGACTTTGGATATTGGGGAAGAATGAAACACGGTAATGATAGAGAGAAGACAATCAGACAAATCTATCGTTCAGAACTATCAACTGTAATGGTTGGTGGATTTCCATCTGGTGTAAAGAGACAGTCTGCTTGGATTAAGGATTGGAAAGAACTTTATCCTATGTTAGAACCATCACGGTCTACTCTTTGTTTTAACTGGATTGACCAGACTGCAACTACATCACGATATCCAGAAGCACTTTCTATCGGTATTGTGCCTATGGTTTGGAGAGACTATGATTCAAATAATACATATAACATTGATGATTGGCAGAGAGTATCATCGTCAGAAGAGTTTGTTGAAAAGGTTTTACAACTAAGAGACAAAGATTTCTTTGAATCTAAACTAGAAGAATACAGAAATAACTACAAAAAAGTGTTACTATCTGAAGAAGAATATTTTAAACTTTTTTCAGAAAAAATGAATTTTGCACTTGACTTGTTATGATAACTTTGATATACTGTATAAGTAAGATAAATTGAAACTTGAAGAAGGACTATATTATGAATATCGAAGACACATATCCATTTGGAGAGGTCACAATTCCAGATGTAGATTATGCCCCAGAAGCAATTATGTATAAATTTGCCCATATACCAAGTGGTAAATGGTATGCTGGTATGCATGGATTATCAGAATATGAATCACCTTTTGATGGTTCATATTGGAATTCTTCAACAGATAAAGAGTTTAAAGAATTATTATCAACTAACCCAAAAGAATTTAAATATGAAATTCTTAAATATGGTTCTATTCATGATATGCTTTCAGACGAACATTCGTATCTAAAAGAACATGATGCTCGTAAAGATACTATGTCTTGGAACAAAACTAATGGTATCCCTCAAAAACCAAAAGAATTGCCAGATTTAGAATTAATTGAGTCTTTAGTAAAAGATGCTTATAATCATAAAAATCCAAATAGAAAATCTTTTAGAGTTGAAGATATTCCATCTGATATGATAAGGTTGCAAGTAAGATTTGAAACCACTAAATCTCAAACTAAGGTAAGAGAATATAGAGATAGAATGAAACTTCAAAATAACACTAATGGTTTTACATTAACCATTGTTGTTAATGATGGTAAATGGATTCTTGCTGGTGGTAATCACTCTCTTTACTCTGCTATAAAAGAAGGCATGCCTTACATTGATATTGTATTCATTGAAGCAGAACTTACACTTGATGAGTTGTATGCTTTAGGTGGTGGTTTAAATAGAAAAGCGGATGTAGAAAGAATGTCAACTGAAATTTCTTCTATTGCTCGTGATTTGTCAACACTATTCAATGATAAAAAAATTTCAGATGGAACTTTTCAAGATAAGTATTCCACACAGTATATGAAAACTATTGGTAACTTAACTGGTCAAGAACTTACAAGATGCAGAAGAGAAGCGATAGAAATGATTGACGAAAAAGCTTCTTTACCAAAAGGTAAAAAGTGGAGACATTATACAAAGAATAAGAAAAATGAGAAAGATGCAGAAAATATTGTAAATGAAGCAACAACTAGAAGCACTTACGCTACTTGGTATTCTGGTTCTGCATTTTCCCCAGATAGAGTTATGGCAAATTGGTGTGAAATTGCTAAAATAAGTATTGAAAATGGTAAGTTGCCAAAACAAAATATTACTGTGTATTTACATTGGCCAACTCAAAAATCATTTACAGAATGGTCATTAACTGATGAGTGGGAAAAAAACGAAAAAGCAATGATGAGAACTATGTACGGATATATTCATTTGGATACAGAAATTGGCGTAGAAAATTTCAAGCCAAACATAAAGTGGAAAAAATTACCACAGTATGAGTCTGATGTAACAGCTGCATGAAGATACTGCTTCCTTTTCAAGACCCTTACAATCATGCCCTCACTCACCCAATCGTGAGTGGGGGTACTGAAATGTTCTGTAAGAGCATTTACGATAACTTTAATACGACAGTACACCAAGTGCCGTATGAGAGTATTGATTATTCTATGAAAGACAAAAAAAAGATATCA